TGCTCACTTTGTCCTGCAAGATGTCCGATAAGGTATATCCGCTCTCTATTTTGGGGTAAAAGCCAGCTCGTATTAAGCAATTGCCATTCAAGTCTATAACCCCCAATGTTGGCAAACGCTTGGATAATCGCCCAAAAGTCTGCACGAGCGTTTGAGGAGAAAGCTCCCTTAACGTTCTCCCAGATAAAAATACCTGGTCTGAGCTGAGCAATGAGGGCAATTGCGTGCGCGATAAGGCTACTTTTGGCTCCTTTAAGCCCCTCTCTTCTTCCAGCAAGTGAGAAATCTTGGCAAGGCGATCCGAAAGTGATAATGTCAATGTCTGTAAAGTCTCCTCCGTGAATAGAGGTAATATCTCCGAGGTTTTTAGCATGTGGAAAATTGTGTTTATAGTTAGCAATAGCGTGTTTGTCGATCTCACTAAAATAGTGCTCTGTAAATTGGTAACCTCCCTTCTGAAAGCCCAGAGCAAAGCCCCCAATTCCGCTAAAAAGGTCAATGATTTTCATTTGCTTTTTGTTCTTTTTTCTCTTTATTAATGTCGTCCATGTGTAAATACATTATCTCAGTTAAATCGTTTGCGTATGCACTGAAAGCATTGAGTATCTGTGGGTCTATCTTATTGGCCTTTTCAAACTCTTCTACTACTTCATTATTTTTCTTCTTGCATTCCATAAATACCTGTTTAAGTCTAAATCTTGGATAGCTTTCATCAATCATGTGAAGTAATTCACTGGTAGCTTTGCAATAGGATAATGCCATAATCATATAATGAGCCATATTTTCCCGCTTAAGGATTGGTTTTACTTGGTTTTTACGATAATCAGCTACAGCTATTTCCATGAGGTGTTGTGCTTCCTTTTCTGTGATTTGTAAGCCCCTCGCCCTTAGTTCTGTTAAAAATTTTGTACTTTTCATTTTAAAATGGACTGTTGTTTTTAGGGTCAATTTTTGGTAAATTATTTTCTTGTTGAATATTCATACTTACGCTTCCTCCTCGTTCAAAAAAGCGCATGTATTGTAGCTGACAGCCTATTATTATTCCTCCTGTCGTTCCATTACGAAACTTTGAGATGATAACCTCTACCTCGTTATCGGTTGGCGTGCCGTCCTCCCATTGGGGTATCTGATAATATTCAGGGCGGTAGAGGAATAGTACATTGTCAGCATCCTGCTCTATGGCTCCCGATTCTCGAAGGTCTGAAAGCATGGGGCGTTTGTCGCTTCGTGTTTCAACTCCGCGGGATAGCTGAGATAAGGCAATGATGGGTATATCTAACTCTTTAGCCAACCCCTTGAGGGTACGGGATATTTCGCTGATTTCTTGGTCTCTCGTGCGTCCTCTTTGTGAGTTACTGATAAGCTGAAGGTAATCAATGTAAATTACCTTTATCCCCTTCTCCCTGACCCACTTTTTCGCTTTGATTTTTAGGGATAAAAGCGTGAGAAAAGGTTCGTCATCAATATACAGCGGCAACTTTCCGAATGAAGTGCGTAGACTTACGGCTACATCCATCTCGCTCTGTGAAAGCGTGCCAATAGATAACTTATTGCTATCTATCCCCGCATAGTTTGCGAACAATCTCGCTGTAAGTTGTCGTGCGCTCATTTCGAGGGAGAATATCCCTACGGGGTAGCCTAATCGTGCCTGATGAAGTGCATCATTCAGAGCGTATGCTGTCTTTCCCATGGCAGGTCTTCCTGCTATGATTACAAGGTCGCTTGGTTGGTATCCGTTGAGCTTGAGGTTAATATCTCTCACTGCGGTAGGTATTCCCGCTCTCTCTGCTTTGGTCTTGAGTACCTCGGTAAGATAATCGCCTATCTCCTTGGGTTGTTTGATAGATAACCAATCGGAAATCTTGTCAAGCTCTTTGTAAGAGCCGTCAAGCAACTCGAATATATCCGTATCCTCCTCGTATGATTGCTCAGCAAGGTTATAACCTACCTCGATACTCTTGCGCTTAACGTACATCTGCATAAGAAGTATAGCGTGGTTCTGTATATGCGCAGAAGAAGATACTCGCTCTGTTAATCCCACGAGATACGAACTTCCTCCTGCTTCTTTGAGCTTGCCTGTTCGATGAAGCTCTGTCTTAACAGTCATCATGTCCACCCCTTGTGAGGACTTGTATAGGGAGAGGATGGCATCATAGACAAGGGCGTTTTTCTGGTTATAAAAAACATTCGTGTCTTTCACCACCTCAACTACCTCAGAAACTCCTCGCTGCTCTATGAGCATGCCTCCAAGTACGATAGCCTCCAATTCAGGGTCATTTGGTATTTTTCTGTTTTGCATTTTTAAGCCTATTTTTTTTAATAAATTACCTCGTTCCCGTATTCGTCAAAGCGGATACGTTTTGGCACTGAAATTTGTGCCTGCGGTTGCGTTATAGGGGTCGATTGGTCTTTTCTTCGCATCTCCCATGTACGTACAGCTGCTTTCCAGTCTTTCATCGGCTCTTTTCCAATCTTCCAACCTTTGGAGCTGTAGAAGTCGCAGAATTGTTGCCCTAAAATGCCATTCTTACGCTCATCGCAATAAGCCTGCACTTCTTCAGGGGTTGGTATGGTGAATTTCTTCCGCCCGCCGCCACTTTGTTCTTTTGGAGCTTGAAGGGTCTCTAAGGGAGATTCTGAATTTTCATTTTCCAAATCAGAAACCGCGACATCGCTTTTTTGTTTCTTTTTTTCTAAAAAAGAAATATCATTATCATTATCATTATCATTAAGGGGGCAATTGCTTTTTTTGCTTTTTTCAGAAAGCAATTGCTTTTTTTGCTTTTCGTTGCTTTCTTTTAACTCATTGTTTTTCAATGGTCTTCCTCCTCTTTTTCCTGCCTCACTTCTTTTTTCTGAGATTGATATATACTTTTGCGTATCCCTATCAATCGTTTGTTTTATGAATCCGAATGCTACTTTTGCAAGTGGTTTTAGTTCAATCAAGTTATCGTATATGGCATATTCCGCAATAGCCTGATAAACTTCCAACTGAACCTCACTTGGCAAATCCCGAATAACATTCAACCAATCCGCATAAAACAAAAATGTTTCTTTTTTCATAAAGGCTTTTTTAAATGAACGTGATAATTACTTCTTATGCTAACTTTTCTTGCATGTGGTAGTCTGCTTTGATTAGCAGGAATACCGCTCGTGATTGAGGGCGGAGTACCTTCTCCCAATCCTCATCAGCAAATGCATAATGCAATATAGCCATGGTTACTTTAGATTGTTCTGCCTTAGGGAGATGGCTCATAGCTTCATACCAACTCTCTTTGAATATTAAATCTTTTGTCATGTTTTTTAGTTTTTATAATCACTTGTCCTAAGCCCTCTCCTTAACATTACACGCCAAGTACAAGCGAGGGCAAAAGACAAGGAAAAATGAATGAGTATTTATGATATTTTTTGCATTTCCTTTTCTTGTTGCTCTTTCTCCATTATCTCTATGAAGTCAAATAGGGTAGGTGTGCTTACTTTCTGTTTAGCGGATTCGCAATAAATTGCACCATCTAAAAAGTATTGAGGATTGAGTTCAAAACCAACTCCATAACGTCCCTTGAGAATAGCACGATAAGGCACTGTCATTAGCCCTCCAAAAGGATCTAATACCACATCTCCTTTATTGCTCATCTGCTCAATTACGCGGTCAGCTATATCAAACTGCATTGGGCAAAGATGCATTTCTTTTCCCTTACTCCATTGTGAGCCATTGAGGGTAAGCATACGAGTAACATCCGTCCAAACTTCCTCACTCCAGCTTTGAGGCTGTAAGAGCATAAAAGAAGTAGGTAATTTGCCGTGTAGGTCAAGCGTTTCGGCTATCTTTACATTAAAATCGTGATTGTATACATTTTCCAATGAAAAGCGTTTGTATTCCTGAAAAATAACATCGTGTGCTAACTTGGCCAATTCTTCAGGAAATAAACAACGATTCCCAGAGGAACGAGCAAAGCCATGAGCATCTATCTGCCATTTTGCACGTGTATACTCTTTTTTATCCTTTATTACAGGTTCGTCTGCATAAGCATTTGTTTTATCTGTAGCTGGCTTTCTGAATAATAAGAGATATTCAGGCATACCTACTCCCATTTTAGTACCATCTTTGCATTGTTCACTCCAACCCAAGCGGTAGGTTTGATTGTTCTCACGAACCACATCAGTAACAATGGTTTTCATACCCATATAGGCGAAGCCATGCTTGGTGTAGTGCTGTATGCAATCTACATGAAAAGGATATACTGTTTGCACTCCCATTCCTGATAGTCCCATGGGTACGATACGGTCTTTTACGTGTATAGCAGCTATCCTGCCAGGCTGTAATACTCGAAACAAATTAGGGGTGAGATAGTCCATTTGTTTAAAAAACTCCTCATTGCTTTCAGAGTGTCCAAAATCAGCGTAATTAGGGGAGTACTCATATTGGGTACTGAAAGGTATTGAGGTTAGGATAAGCCCTACACTATTATCTTTCAAAGCATGAGGATTTTCTTTAGGGTCGAGTTCTAACACATTGTCATTGTTTACAATATGGTAATAATTATCCTTTATTTCCATACGCTCTACCCCTATTTTGCGGGTTAGCACCTGAGCCATTTCAGAATGAGATAGCCCATATTTCTTGATTATTTCCGTCATATTCTTTACGAGTTTGTTGTGATTTTTCCACTTGGTTTCTAAGGTTTTTCGTACGTTTCGTTCTGCTTCTGTGTATATCAAGTCTACACGTACTTTGTTCTTTTGAAGAAAGCGCTGTAAGCGGTGTATAGATTGGATAAAGTCGTTGAACTTATAGCCTATTCCTAAGTATATAGCCCAGCTGCAATACCTTTGAAAGTTACACCCTGAACCTGCTATCACGGGCTTTGCCCCCAACTCCTGCAACTCACCATACGAAAAAGCTCTGATAATCTCCTCACGCTTTTCAAAATCCTGAGACCCATATATTGATTTAAGGGTTGGGATAGCCTTTTCAATAGCTTTGCGTTCACTCTCTAAGTCGTGCCATATTACACGATGTGCTTCAGGGTCTTCTGCTCGGAGTTCTAACATCTTTTGGATACGATCCTCTAATGAGTCTCTTTTCTCCTTGGCCGATGCTTGCAAGCCTAATGCTACATCTTTAAACAAAAGCCCTTGTCCATGCTTATCAAACCCCGCGTCTAAGTGATTGGTAGGTATTTCATGCCAACGCAAATCTAATTCAGGGAGAATATACCCTATATCGTCTGCTTCATTTTGGGTAATATCAGAAGGCTTTGTTACAAAAAGTCCCCAAGAGGATACCCACAACCAAAATTCCTCTTCTTTATGAGTATGTAAGGTGAGCTTATCAGCCTTGGTGCTATCACGCTTAAAGAAACGCGTTTTGGCTTGCGATACGTCCATCACCCCTAAGAAGTCAGCATAAGCCAATAACTCAATGTAATCATTAGGGGAGGGAGTGGCCGTGGCTACAAATCGGTATTTGATATTATCTGCTCCTCTGCGTTGTTGCATTGGGCCGGCATCACCTGTAAAAAGTCTCATAAACTCACGGAACGTTTTAGAGCCTCCCAAACCTCGGAGGATACTCGCCTCATCAAGGCTTGCTACCTGAAAGTGTCGAGGGTCTAATTTGCCGTCTCTGATACTTTCATAGTTGGTAAGGTATATACCATCCTTGTCCTCTGTTTCCTCGATACGACGAATAAACTTAGGGGCTACCTCCCAACCAAGGATATTTTTAGCATCCTCGATAAACTCTTGTCGTACAGATAGCGGGCAAACTATTAGCCCTTTGCCACCTCCTGCCTTTTGAAGGACTACTCGTACTGCTTCCAGCTGGGTAACGGTTTTATGTAGCCCAAAAGAAGCAAAGCAGGCACGCCTACCACCCTCTACCATCCACTTTACCATTAATCGGTTATGAGGCTTCATTCGTGGGTTAATCTCATCAAGGCTACAAGGAAACCCTTGTTTAGGAGCTATCTTGATTTTGTTCTTTAAAAACTCTTGATACTCGTTCATTTTTGATTTGAAATTAGAGATTTGATAAAGATTTATGCGCACTCAATCTCCTCTCAAATCGGGTTGTTAATTATTATTTGAATAATTCAGGGCTGTCGTATATATTCCCGATTATTTCTATTTCGTCCTTAAATTCGTCCCACCAATTAGGATTAACGGGTCTGTGAGGTTTATAAATGACATTATTTAATGTGTTTTTAGACAGCATACAAAATCCTGCATAAACTTCACTATATACTACCAGTAATGGGTTATATTCTTTACCATCTCTTTTCAGTTGTAAGATGTCATTCTCATAGATTTCATTTCCGTTTTTGTCATATAAACACGTGAATTGACCTATTGAATTAGTTTCTACTATATAGAAATTTCTTTCACCTTCAGTTTCAGATATTCCAAAACAATTTTCAAAAGTTAATAAATCACCATATATAAACCTTTCTTCTTTAATACTATAACCTCTAAATTTTATTATTCTCATTACTTTATATTTTTAATCTTAGCCCCCGCTCACGGCTCGAACGTGAGTGCTTGCCTATCGGGGGTCACCATGTCTTAGACATGAGATAGATAATATTCCAATGTTAGGTTTGTTAGTCGTTATCGGCTGTTTGCTCTCTTTTTCCCTTGCTTCTGTCTATATAGACATGGCAAAATAGATGGTCAATCACAGCTTCTACTTTCATTATCTTTGCCGATAACAGTGTCATTGTATAAGGTTCAGGATTTTCCTTATCCTGCATATACTTATCAAAGAACGCAATACATAGAGGTTTGGTTTCCTCGGCATTGATAGCCTTCACTAAGAATTTATTACGAGTTGTGTAGCGCTCATATTTCATCTCCATCTCAGCAATATA